GCCGTAGCGCTTCTCCCAAGTCGCGTAGTCCTGGTCGGACTCGAACGCGCTGTCGAGCTCGGTCTTGGCCCGCAGGAACGCCGAGCGGGCGCGGGCATAGTTGAGCCGGTCCTGACTCTCGCCGATGTCCTGGCCGAGCTGGGTGATCTGCTGGCCGGTCCGCGCCAAGCTCTCGCCGGCCTGGATCGCGGCGCCTTCTGCGACCCCAGCCCGATAGCCGCCGAGGTCGCGCTGGGGCCGGGGCGACGGGCGGTCGCCGAAGGCGGAGAAATCCGGGAGCCGGGCCATCAGCCGTAAGCTCCCGCGGTCCGGGCGCTATAGCCGATCCCACTGAATTCCGAGGCCTGCGCCGACGGACCTCCGCCGCCGTACCGGTCATAGAGCGAGCCCGCGCTGCTCAGCACGGTTCCGAACGCGCCGTAGCGATAGCTCGAGGCCGCCCGCCGGCCGGCGAGCCGCGCCTGGCTGGCCTCGAAATCACGGGCCGAGGCGCTGGATTCGAGGGCCTGCGCCGCGGTCTCGCCCTGGTAGAGGGCGGCCAGCGCCCGGTACTCGCCTTCCGCCGCGATGCCGCCGGCCAGGGTCTCGATCGTGGGGTCGCTGGCGCCGGCGCCGGATGCCGCGGCCCTGGCGATCAGTGCCGACTGCACCAGCCGCTCATTCCGTCGTTCGGCGATCATGTCGCGCTGCGCCGCGGCTCTCTCCTGCCCGGCCTGGATGCGGTTCTGGTTCGCCTGGTAGGCGAGCGCGGTCTGCTGGGCCTCGCCCTGCTTCTCGGCCGCGTCGGCCGCCTGCATCTGTCCGGCGGCCGAAATCACGGTGCCGGCTATCATCATGACGGGCGCTACCCAGGCCATCCGAATATCCTTCCCTGCGCGGTGTCGCCCATGTCGGTGAAGCCCAGTCTAGCCAGCAGCTTGGCCGAATTCGGATAATCGGGGTCGGCGAGCGCCGGCGCGTTGGCTTGCCGTGCCCAGCCCGCCACGATCCGGGCGCCCCGCATGATGGTCTTGCGATAGGCCAGCATCTCGGGCCGAAGCGCCGAGACCACCGTCACCTGACCGCCCCGGAAGACCAACCCGGCCAGGCCGATCACCCGGCCATCCAGCTCGGCAACGATCGCGCGCATGGAATGGCCGCCGCCCGGATAGAACATGGCGACGTCGGCCGCCGTGGCTGGCCGCAGCTCAGGGCGCGCGGTCATGGGTGTCCATGCCGAGCACAGCCGCGAGCACCGTGCAGGGCCGGGGTGCGGCGGCCTGCAGGCAGAGCCGGGCATCGCTGTCGATCACGCCCCCGAAGCTGATGGCCTTGAGATCAAGCTGGCTGTGAATCTCGGTGCCGACGAGCGTCTTGCCCTTGATGACCAGCGGCAGGGAATCGAGATCGGCCGCCGCGAACGTCGGGCCAAACTTCAAGCCTTGCGCATGCGTGTTGTAGAGGATGAGGCCGAGGCCGCTGATCCGCTTGTCCTGCGTCAAGGCCGTGCCGAGCTCCGATCCGTAGGCCAGCTTCGCGCTCTTGAACTGCGCGGTGTAGGCGAGGCCGACTACGGCGTTGGTGACGGCCTCGGAGAGCCCGGTGATCTGGCCGGACGCCACCACTTTCGTTCCCAGGTCCTTGCCGTTGCCCCAGACCACGACGGTCTCGCCTTCCAGATGGGTGAGCCCGGTGATCGTGGTGACGCCGGCGCCGGTGTAAGCCAGGAAGCTGTCGGCCTGCTTGTTCAAGACGCCGCCCTGGCATTCGTTCTCCAGCGCCCATTTCTCGACGTAGCGCTTGGTGACCGCGTTGATGGTGCGCTTCACGACGTAATAAACCGTGTCCTCGCGCGTGCCGGGCAGGACGAAAATGTCCTCGACCACGCCATCGGTCTCGACCTCGACCCAGCATTTGACTTCTTCAGCCGGGTGATAGAGCAGGACCGCCACTGTGCCGTCGCTGCGCAGGCAATGGATGCGCGTGCCGGGCTTGCGCTGCACGGCGATGTGGGTGAAACCGGGGTCGCCATGTTCCGGGACCAGCAGCGTCAGGTCGTTCGCCCCGTAGTCGGCGGTGCCGGCGATCACACCGGCGGCGTAGCTCAACTCGAACAGCCCGAAGCCGCCCTGTTGCACGAAAATGCCGCCATCGTCGACGGTCAAGGCGGCCACGGCTGCCGAGCCGAAGGTGGACGTGGCCTTGATGTTGTAATTGGTCGGCGTCAGCAGCTCGTCGAATGACGACGAACGGGCCGAGACCTCGGCGCCCTCGGTCCCGATGATGAGGCGCTGCAGGGGCAGCAGGAAGTTGATGAAGTCGACCGGGCCGGAGCCGATGGTGCGATTGATCGGTCCGCTGTCGCCCTCGATCGTGTCGTCGAAGCTGTCGAACGCATCGGAGACCGAGCCGATGTTCTTGTCCCGGCCCGCCTGCCACAGCCGGCCCTCGTAGAAGGCGATGGCGGTCGGCCAGCCGCGATAGTCCGACCACTCGCCCTCGGCCCAATTGTCGGAGGCGCTGAGGCTGCCGAGCTCGGTCAACACGTCGGCGCTGACGGAGGTCTCCGAGGTATAGGCGGTGACGCGCACGATTCCGGTGATGCCGCCGCTCGAAAACTCGAGCGCTGCCGGGATGCTTCCCGACGTGAAGTCACCGGTCTTCACGCCCAAGCGATAGTAAATGATCTGGTTATCGAGGCCGTCATCGAAGGTCGCCGGACTCGCATTCGTCGTATAGGTCGTAACATCGACCCAGGATCCCGGCTCCCCCACCGAACGCTGCAGAACGAGATTGGCCGTCCAAGTCCCGGACTTTTCCACCGTGAAGACGCGCGAGGCTCCGACACCGGTCACCCTGATCTCGCCGGTGAACTGGTTCTCTGCCGTGATCGTGGCCTCGACCCGCTGGCCGACGGAAACGATGCGGAAGAGCGCGCCGGCGTGGCCGGTACGGAAGATGGGCTTGGACGCGGTCAACGTGATGCTGCCGGCAAGCGCGCTCGGCGTGAGCGTCGTCGCCGTGATGTTCGAAACCCGGAACGGCCCATCCACCGGCTGGTAGAGCACGACCGACCAGGACCGCGCGGCGCGCCGCTCGATCCGGCGCTGCTGGTGGCCGTCGCAGGCGACGAAGATCACGTCGGCCGACTGCGCCCAGCGCACGATCGGCAAGTCGGAGTCATCCCAGGGAGTGGCGATCTCCATGGCGCCGGCGCTCTCGACCGTTACCGAGTCGACGAGGGTCGCGGCCTGCGCGCGATTGGAAATCTGGATGTGGAAATCCCCGGTCGGGGTGAACGCCAGGCTATGCGTGCCGGGCAGGAGCACGCTCTCCGTGACATACTGGTCGCCGGCCGAGGCGCTGCCGACCCTGAGCGTCAGATTGCCGCGCACCACCACGATGCGGAGCGCGTGTTCGTCCCCCTGGTCGCCGACCGCGACGGTCACCTGCTGGCGCAGGATTGCGCTGTTGAATCGGGTGCCGATTAACTGGGCATAGCCGGAGGCGTGCCAGGTCGAGGCGGCGCCGGACTCATCGGCATCGGTCCAGCCGGAGAGATCGGTGGCGAACGTGCCGTTGGTGACCGCCGACGAAACGCTTGGCCTGGTGATGACCGTGTCGTCGATCCGGACGCGCATCACTTCGTCGGTGAGTTCGATCGCCGCCTGGTCGGAGATCGTGCGCTTGACGAACGGGATGTGCTTGGCAGTGAGATCGGAGCGGGTCGACGCGATATATTGCAGGCCGGGCCGCAGCATCATCGAGCCGAGCGCGCGCGGCATCCAGTTGACGAAGGTTTCGGCCGAGAGCGCCAGGCGCTTCAGGTCGACGCGGGCGAGCGCGAGGGGGGAGACCAATCCCCTGTTGAAGGCCACAAGCGGGTTGACGGTGAGCGCCATTCAGGGCGTGCCCCGCTCGCGCCGATAGGAGCCGCCCATCCTCGCCATGGCCCAACCGCCGGCGGGCGGGAACGCGGCACCCTCGTTCTGGGCGTCCTTGGAACGCGCATCGGCCGCCGCCCGCTTGAACGCCTTGTCGATGACCTCGATCCGCGACGTTGCGGCAGCGATACGCGGTGCGATCTCCTTCGCCAAGTACGCCTCGACGAACCGGGTGAAGCTCGCCGTCC